GTCTTATATTCTAATAAACATAAAAATTTGATTTTGCTATTATTATTTTTTATTACTAAAAACAACTCATAGAAACTATGCCTAAATCACTAGCACGACTTGATAAGGAACGTGCTTATGCTTGGTCTCAATTCTATCAAAAACAAGAAGAGTTGAAACAAACTCATATTATTATTGATACATTAAACTTATCAGAAAAACAACTATTAAGATTATATTTAGGATATGAAAAGTTATATCCTCACTTTGTAATTTTCCCATTAGGGATATGTAGAAAATTTCATATGAAAAAATTATTTAACTCTTGGAAACAAACACTTATTATTAATTTACGACCTATTTCTTCTTCTTAACTTTAACTAAATGAACTTTATCTATTTTATGTGCTTTACTTGATGGATTTACCGAAGCATAGACACGAGCATACGCCCACTGCTGAGGACTCTTTACATTTTTTCTAACAGATTGAGGATTACTTTTGTATGCCCCCTCGCCTTTCTCAAAAATAATTTTAATACCTTTATATTGATATCCTGTTATTTTTGCTATTTCTCTTAAACTATGAGGTTCATTTAGTGGAAACCCATACTTCTTGTTGAATTTTTGCTTATATGTTTGTACCATGTCTTATAATTTAATAAACATAAAAATTTGATTTTGCTATTATTATTTTTTATTACTAAAAACAACTCATAACAACTATGCCTTCCAAGAAACAACGAGCACGTGTTAAGAAGTCTAATGTAGAAACAAGAAAACCTATGAAGATTTACAAACAACTCTTAAAAATGGACTTTGATATGAAAACTATTATGATGACTTATATGGGTCATCAAAATATATTTGAGGAGAAAACATTTAACACTTTAAGCGATGATAAGAAAAAGAAATGGATAGAAGTAGAAATGGAACCTGTTGATAAAGAACTATTAGATAAAATAAAACTATTCATAGATGATTCACAAATATTACTAGATATGATTGTTAAAAAACCAGTAGCAAGAGATATATGGAAAGAAATATGTAGTCAAAGATGTAAATTAGTTTATGTATGGGCGAATATGGATTGCTTGTATAGAAGACAAGAACAAGTCAATAAAATATTATCTCGTCTCAATTAATTATTTATATATAAAATAGATAATTATTTACCTACCATTTTTTTTGCATTATTATGTGCCTTTGTGAAACTCATACCTGCTTTTATATCTTTACGCATCATCGCCATATGTTTCTTACTATGATGTTTAGAATGTTCTTTTAATTTTTCATTAATAGAAGTGGTCTTTTTTTTGACTGGTTTTGCTTTACCTTTGGGTTTTTTTGAGGGGGGAGAACTTCCATACGCCATTTATATTATAGAAGCATAAAAAATGATAACTTATAAAAATAATTTATTAAACATTCATAATTGTGAACCCACCATTAGATAGTCTAGCGAGACGCATGTATTCACAATAACATCTTACAACATAAGCACCGATACCAGCATCATAACCCTGACCGCTGTAATGAAGTTCTATGCCTCTTTGCCCCACTCTCCCATTTGTGAGACGAGTTGCTAGAACAAATGATTCACCAGAGAGAGAAGTTTGGGGGATTCCGTTAAATGTTACTGATGTTCCTGCTGCTGCTCCTCCAATACCACCTTGCTGTGCCGAGTATTGTTCGCGATTAAGGAATAGAAGTGATTCAGCAGAAGTGAAGTTAGAAAATAATTGTGCTGGATTACTGATATCAATTGGATATTCAAATCTATCATTATAACGCATATTATAACTTATCGCACCTGGATCTAAACCACCTTGTTTCGGGGGACAAAGACTTATATATTTATTCATAGGTGTTCTTCGGGATTAGGTCTATCATCAGGAGTAATTGTAGTTAATACCCTACTTACTAATCGGTTCGCCATACCTATATTACGAACTACACCTGTTCCTAGTGCTGCTGCGGTGACACTTGTTTTACTTAATCTGTAATCAGGGAAAGCAAATTCAATAGAAGGATTAGCATCACGATAACGATTCATTACATCATTTTCAGTATAGAAAATATAATCAGCACAGAATTTTAATTCATTTTTATCAATAACATAACCTATTGTATCATCATCACCAGCAAAAATACAAGCACGAGATAGTGTATTAGTGAAAGTCAATTCAATAGTGAGTTCTTGATCTATCATATAAAGTGGGAGAGAATGTGTTTTGAGGAAAGGGAATAGATCACTTAAATCAACAGAATATACAGGACATTCTGCTAATGCTTTACGTTCATATTAGCATATGCTTGTGTTCTTAAATCTAGACCTATATCTTGGTATTCACGACCATTATCAATACCAACAAACCGAGAAGCATTAGGAGTAAAAGTAGCAACACCTGCTGCGATTGTCCTATGTAAATAACGAAGATTATTTAATCGTCCAGTAGTATATTGTTCTCGTTCAATCATATTTTCATTATCAACTTCTAGTGATTTAATCATATGTAAGTTAGTCCAATCATCAATCTCATTAATAACCTGATTACCAACTCGCAGACAAGCACGTTGGATTACAGAACCTATCCCTACATGGAGAGGTAAATAAGCACGAGTATTAGTTGCTTCAGGTTTAATTCCTAAAAACAACTTTGAATGACTATGTAAAAACCCTTTCTTTGCTAGGTTAAATGTTGCGACACCTGGTTGTGTTGTAGTCGCTTCCTGAAAGGTAGAAGTTTCTAGAAGATCAGTTTCAATATTCTGTTCGTAATTAACAGGGATTTTATCAAGGCGTAGTAGGTCAGGCACTTCACTCATTTTATAATATAAGCAACATAAAAAAAGATAACTTTAAAATAATTAATTTTATTTTGTGGAATAGAAATTACTACCTCATCATCTGAACACCATTTTCATTCCAAGCGAGAACATATTTCGCTTTGAAGAATAGATATACTGATTGTGGATTATCAGTAGTTAAATTACTATCTAACGAACAACCCCACTGCTCGTTGCTGAAATCTTGACCTGATTGATATTGAGAATAGCGCATCCCGAGACCGAACAAGGCACCGCCATCAGGTTGAGTTTTGTATGAACTTACTGACTGAGCGTTATCTAGATCATAAGTCCGATTTAAATTACGATTAGAAAATGATGTCCTATCAAGCATAAATTCAGGGATAACTGATTGTGCGAATTGTTTTGCTAATTGACTATCCGCCGTTACAAATTTAGACGCACCAGCAACAAGATCACTATTACCTGGTAAAGATGTATTTCCTTCCATGTCAAATTCTACAGGATATTTTTTACCTCCACGTAACCACTGAACTCTTGAAAATTTAACTAATGAATTATTCAAGATTTGATGGATAAGTAGTCGCTAGTCCATTTTCTACAAGAGTATTAATATTTTTACTTGGTACAAAAGTCATAAAAGCAGATTGTAGTTTTTTGAGACCAATATTAAACTGAATTTGAGCGTTAGATGTATTAATAGATGTATAGAGAGAACTAATAGAATTAAATTCTAATGCTCCCGAAGTTTGAGAGTTCATTTGAGACATTTGATCTGCTGGAATATCATGGACTTCACAAGATAGATTGAGATTAGATAATTGATAATGGGCGTCAGCAACACTTCCATCAACTATACCTGAACGACTAAATAAACAATTACTATCAGGACTTAAATGAATTTCAATCTGAAACCCACCAAAAGAGTTCGGCATAAGATTAATAGCATTTCCACTCTGTAAAAATCCACAAGGGAGATGACAAGAGAATGATTTTTTTAATCCTCCTACTACAACATTCTGGAACATACTTTCAGCGTTAGGTTGGATAAGACAAGTCTCATTTAAATGACCTGCTAAATCAGATAGAGAACTAGTCATTCCTAGATAGGTAGACATATATTTATTGTAGTGAAGAATGTTTTCACAAATCTGCTTACTCTTATTATGGCGAATAACTAACTGGTCCCACATACCAAAAATACCAAGTCGGTTATCCATATTAATAGAAGGATTATCGCCAGCAGCAACTGGGGTGGGGACAGGTTGATTGTCCCTGAAAACAGATAAATCACCATTAATTCTAATGGAACGAGGATCAAGAACCGCATTCTGTGCTTGTATGGAAAAAGATAATACTGGATGACCAGATTTAAAAGAAATAGTTTGATCGGGATCCACGTTATCTGGTCTCAACTGAAGGTAACGAGAAGTAGATGATGACATATTTTTATAATATGACAAATATAAAATTATAATTTAAAAAATAAAAATAGTTTCTTAATTAATGGAAATGACCTGCTTTAATTCTTAATAGTATGATATATTTATAACACAAGGCATCTTTTTTTAATGTAAAACATTTCCTAAATCTTTTACCTTTAATAGTTTTACAAAAGTCCCAAGCATCATAATCATTTCTTCTACCTATACATTTATGACCTGATGGATTATCTTTGCGAAGACGATATACTCCTTGATTTGCTCTTTGCTCTTTAGAAGTCGCCCATCTTAAATTACATAATCTATTATCGTGTCTATTTTGATTTATATGATCTATTGTTTTCTTATTATCAGGATTAGGAATATAATGAAGTGCTAATAATCTATGTATAGTTTTAGTTTCCGCTTTACCTTTATCATTTATTAATCTAACATGTAAGTATCTAGTTCCCTTTTGATGTTTTAAAAATCTAGGTCTTCTACGATTATGATAAACACATTCAGGATTACCTTTTGATAATACTGAACCATTCTTAAAAATTAAATAATTAGGAAATCCTTGTATTTCCATTATTACTATATAGTATATATATTATAAACTTTAAATCAAATTTTTATAACTGGACTGACACACCG